TTGAGGGCTTTGCTAGCCCTTATTCTGTAGATACAGAAAAGACACAAACTGAGTGGGGTAGTTTCTACACTAAAGCTTTGTACAACCTATACAATCAAGGTTGGACTGATACTCAAATTGCTACATACAAATCTGCTAACAGCGACAAGCTACCTGCCAACTCTAAACGTTGGACTGATGGTAAGAATAGCAGCGATGTATTTGATGCTGCTCTATTAAACAAACAAGACTTTGGTAGTTCTCCTGCTCCTAAAGGTCGTTACATCTTAGATGCTTTTTACTCCAACCGTAGTGGCATCATTACGTCTACTGCCTATCGTCCTAAGCTGTGTGCTTTCTTCGCTGGTCGTGTGTGGTATGCTGGCGTTAAGAGTGCTGGACAACTAGGTACTATTTACTTTAGTCAAGTGTTAACAGAAACTAGCAAGGCTGGTAATTGCTATCAAGTAAATGACCCTACCTCTGAAGTGTTTAGTGATTTGTTAGATAACGATGGCGGCACTATTCAGATTCCTGAAGCAGGTGAAATTACAGGCTTACAACCACTAGGTCGTGGTATTATTGTGTTAGCTACTAACGGCGCATGGTTTATTGCTGGTACTAGTAACAGTGGATTCACTGCTGCAGATTACTCAGTGGAACGCATTACCAACGTAGGTTGTACTGCTACTAAGTCAATTGTACAAGTTGAAGACTCTATTGTATATTGGAGTAATAATGGTATTTACACATTGTCTCCAGACCAAGGCGGAGGCTTCCTTGCACAAAACGCTAGTGACAAGAATATTAAAACCTTCTATCAAGACATTCCTACAGTTAATAAGCTGTATGCTGAGGGTAGTTATAACGTTACTAACAAAATTGTCTACTGGTTGTATTCTTCTTCAGAAGAAAATACTACTAGTAATGGTCGCTATAACAAAGACACAGTATTGGCATTAGACTTACGTTTAGGTGCTTGGTACTGGTTTAGTTTTGACAACACATTAGGTGTCATCCCTGTTAGTTTAGAAGTAACTAAAGAAACCTCTACAACAGAAATTGACTATGAAATTATTGCTGGCACATCTGATGTGTTAGCTAGTACAGACAGTGTTGTAGCTACGCTTCCAGTTGTTAACGGTACATTCCAACAGTTTAAGTTCTTAGTATTGCACCCTGTTACTAGTAACGACTATTCAATTACATTTGCTGATTTGTTGAATACACGTGATAGTGCAACTAAGTTTGCTGATTGGTATACGTTTGACAATGCTGGTGTAGAACAAGATGCCTATGTGTTGACAGGCTACAACATGGGCAACAACGGCCCTGCACGTAGCAAGACAGGTCAATATCTAACAGTGTTTATGCGTCGTACTGAAACAGCATTTGATGACAATGCAGAGCCTTTAAACGAATCTAGCTGTCTAATGCAAAGCCGTTGGGACTTCACAGATAGCGCATATGCTGGTAAATGGCAAGACCCTGTACAAGTATATAAGCAGCGTCGTTTGTTTTTAGCTGATGCTGGTGACCCGTTTGATGATGGGTATCCACTAGTTATTAGCCGTAACAAGCTTCGTGGTCGTGGTAAAGCTGTACAATTTAAGTTTGCAAGTGAAGAAGGTAAGGACATGCAAATTGTAGGTTGGACAGGAACTTTTGTAGGAAATACTAATGTCTGATTTATCTTTGTTAGATGGCGACTTTCCATTAACTGCTGAGTTTTTAACTCCTATTATGTTAGAATTTCCTCAAGCATCTTGTCCTGTATATCATAGATTTGGCCCCGGTCTATACATTCGTGAATTACATATGACTGCAGGTACAATGGCCATAGGACATATTCAAAAACAAGACCATGTAAACATTTTGTTACAAGGTAAGGTAATGATGATTAATGAGGATGAATCTACTACAGTTGTAGAAGCTCCTTTATTTTTTATTGGTAAAGCTGGTAGTCGTAAAATTGGACTTGTGCTAGAGGACATGGTGTGGCAAAATATCTACGCTACAGAAGAAACTGATATTGACAAACTTGAGGAAATGTTTTTAGAACAAGACCAACATAAAACAGCATATGTTAATTTGATTAAACAACATGCTGAAGAAACTCACCAATACATACGTGATGATTACGTAAAGTTCTTAGACGAGATTGGATTTACTGAAGAACAAATACAAGCACAAGTACAAGTAGATGATTTAGTAGATTACGACGCACCTAATCAATTACGTGTAGCAGAATCTTTAATTAGCGGCTTAGGTGTGCTAACAACAGCACCTATAGCTAAAGGTTCTTTTATTGCTAAGACACGAATTAATGGTCGTAGAACACCTGCTGGCAGATACACTAACCACAGCCCTACACCAAACTGTGAAATGGTTTTATTTGAAAATGGTGATATGGCGTTACGTGCACTAGAAGATATTTCTGGTTGTTTAGGTGGTAGTAAAGGAACTGAACTTACTATAAACTACAGACAAATAGCACAACTTAACCCACAACTTGTGGAAGGAAAATAACATGACAGGCGCAGTAACCGCATATGTTGCAATTGGTACGTATGCGTATAGTACATATAAGCAAATTGAAGCAACTAAAGACGCACAAGCTGCGTCTGAACGTCAGTTTAAAGCAGAACAAAAACGTGCTGATATTCAGAACATCCGAGGTGTTCGTGAACAAATTAGAGCTACGCGTATTGCACAAAGTTCAATGGTCAACCAAGCTGCTTTAACTGGTGGTACAGGCGGTAGTGCTGTAGCGGGTGGTGTTGCTAGTGCTGGAAGTCAGCTGTCTGGTAATTTACAATATATGCAACAAATTGCAGAGCAAAATACAGCTATTTCAACTGCTGCATTAGATCGTTCACAAGCACAAACTGATGCTGCAATCTACGGTGTTATCCGTGATGTGGCTTCAACTGCAGGTACTGCAGGTGCTAAACGAGCAGGATTTATTTAATGACAGACCTATACGTAGAAGATATTCCTTCCGAAGAGCCGCTATACACAGAAGACGATGCTGTTGTGTCATCTCCTGTGCCTAGTAGCAAATATAAAGTTTTAGCAGGTATTATTAATACTGCTGCTGGTGAAACTAAAGTTGACCCAGAAAAACCAATTGACTACAAAACAACTGTAGATCAAGCATGGCAAGAACACGCTCCTGAGCTACATGCTATGGACGAAACAATTGCTAAAAAAGCTGCTGCTAAAGGTGAAGTAGCTATGGTTGCACAAGCACTATCTGAAATGAAGGTACGTGCTGATATGTACAGTAAGGCTGCGTCTTCTACGTATGAAGAAGTTTATAGTAAGACACGTGATTTAGCACGTAAGTCTTTTGATGTGGTGTCTGCTGACATTAACGTTATTAATAACAACAGTGTTGAAGACATTACTAATAAACGTGAGAAAGTATCTTCTGAACTTGCGTCTATGGCTAACATGGAACGCACAGTAGAAGATTCTATGAAACTATCACCTGTAAATTATGGTGTTAGTTTGTTGCATGAAGTGTCTCCTGTTGGCCCGTTGCAAGGTTATGCTATTCAAAAACTATTGTTAGCAAATCCTAAATATGGCATTACAGAAGAAGATGTGTCGTTGATGACTACTCGTAATCAACTGTACACAATGCTTCAAAATACTTTTAAAACATTACCTCCTGAGGAAAAACTTCCTTGGTTGGACATGTTACTTAAAGATTTAAATAGCACTATTGCAACTAATAAACTACATATCTCAAGTATTATTAGTAACGTATTAAGTGGTGAAGATTTAGAAATTGGTGGTGTTGGTGATTGGTTGGATAGAGCAGGTGTTGCTTTATTGCCAGTACAGGCTTTAGGTGTGGGCTTACGAGTAGGTGCTAAACTTACTAGTGCTTCTCGTCTAACAACTGCTAGCCGTACATTAGCTGAATCTGGTGGTAAAGCTCTTGTAGAGGCAGGTACTACTGCTGAAACATTAGCTAGTATGGCACGTAAAGAACAAGTAGCTGCTGCAGGTATTGTAGCAGCTGAAGTTACTGGTGTGTCTGCTGTAATGGATTTAACTAAGCTTGTATCATTAGGTGCATCTAAAATGTTGCCTGATGCTGTAACTGCTGCTGTAACAGGTAGCAGCGAAGCTGTACGTGCTAAAGCATTAGAACTACGTCAAGCTTTACAAAACACTGTTTCTATCAACGGTAATGCTGATGTAGCTGCCGAGTTAGAAGCAATTAAACACGTCTATTCTACAGCTAACAATCCTACAGTACATAATGCTGTATTAGGTGTGTCTGAGGACGGTTTATCAGTAGGTGGCACTGTCTACTATAAACCTGCCAATGCGTCAGCTTATGTAACTAAAGAAGCTGCACAAGTTGCAGTGGATACTATTTATGCTGGTCGTAATGTGTCTATTGTTCCTGATACAACTAACACAGGTTTCTTAGTTGAAGAAAGTGTTGTTAAAACACTACAAATGCAACGTGATGCTAAGCTTGCACTACTAGCAGAAGAGTTATTAGTTCCTACTACTAAGTCGTGGGAAACACGTATTGACGAACTTATTGCTGATCGTGGTTATAAAATTAGTGTAGGTGAACGTAGTGCAGTAAGTGGCGGCGATGGTAAATATAACATTACTATTGCGGACATGGATGAAGCTGCATTCATGGTTAAACATGGTAATTCAAAAGCAGATGTAAAAGCACACGAGTTTGCTCATGCGTTTTGGCGTGGTGCTACTGGATTACCTAATCCTAAATCACCTTCGTCAAAAGAATTGTTTAAGGAATTACGCACAGTTTCTAAAGAATATCGTCCGTATGTTTGGGAACATCACGCAAAACATGCTGATACAGTTGAAGAACTTATGGCAGATGGTTTGGCGTTTTGGTTGAAGTATCCAGAACGTCGTGCTGAATTTCCTACATTAAGTAAAACAATTGATGAGTATGGTTTTAAAGAATCATTTGCTCCTGCTGCTTCAGACAAGTGGTGGGACAATCCTTCATTACTAAATGATGATATTGCTCGTGATTTGTTTGCTAATAAGACTAGTAAGCTTGCTTCTACTGGTGGAGTGTTACATAGCTCTACAGTACAAAGTAGCTACATTAGTTCGTTTGTAAATAACTTAGGTAAACGCTTAGGTATGGAAAACCACAAGCTTATTGTGGTACAAGCAAGTGACTTAGTAGAGATGGGTAAAACAGATAAACTGTTTGCCAATTTACACACTAGCTTTATTAACAACGGTGCTGCAGAAGCATTACATATGCCTACTCGTTATGGCAGTGTTATTGTTATGCGTGACAGTTTATCAGCTACTAAAGTAAATGAAGCTACTAAGATTCAAAAACACATGGAGCTATTTGCCCATGAGTATGCACACGCCTTTGCATTTGCTTTTCAAGTACAACATGGTGAGCAGTTTAAAGGATTGTTCCGCACATGGTTGCGTGAGAAGAAACTTCCTTTTACTGAAACAGGCACAGGTAATAAATATAAACTTGACATTACTAAAGCATTGCCTATGGAGGCGTTGTTTGAGTATCGTAACATTACCCAAGGTGATAAATATTTACTAAACCAATGGGTATCTAATTATTTTAAAGGCGATAAAGCCGCTTATCTAAAGCATGAAAAAGAACTTCACAACTGGTTAAACAGCTATGAAGAATTCTTTGCTGAGAACTTTGCTAAATGGGCCTTTACTGATGAAGTACCTACGTCAATTCTCGGTAAAACTTTTGCTGGTTTAGTTAACGGAATTAAAGAAATTGCTTCCAACATTCAAGCAATGTTTGGTGGTAAAGTTTTAATTGGCGCTAATAAAAAAGTATCTGAGTTTTTAAATGCCCACATCAAAGCAATTGATGCTGGTAAGTATGAAGCTCGTACTTTAACTTCTGCATTAGCTAAAATGTCGCAAGATATTAAGCCTTCTGCTGCAGATTTACAAGATGAAATTTCATTTATTGAAGAACAATTGGCAGCATATGAGGCTGCTAAGTCTGGTTTAAAACACGGCTGGTTAATTAAAGAAGATGTAAAACAAACTGTTACGTTTGATAAAACATCTGTGTACACTGACCGTGATATTAACAGTACAGTTAAACTTTCATTAGGTGATTGGAACTTAGGTACTTCTAGCGAACAATACAACCAACGTGTTGTAGGTGTACACGCAGGTAGTCGTTATACAAAATTGTTGACAGATTTTGTACGTAAACCTATTGAGCGTTTAAGCCGTGAAGAACGAGTTATGTTAGACAGTGTGCTTGTTAAGGGCGACCAAGAAGGTAAAGTATTTACTGACATGGAATTAGCTGGTGAAGGTCTAAACCAACGTACACGAGAAGCCTATCACACAGTACGTGAATTACGTGATGTTATGTGGGCTATGCGTGATAATACGCTTACACGCATCTATACAAAGAAAAACTTTAAAAACTTAAATATCAACCCAACCATTGTTCCATTAACTGCACCTAGAACAATTGGTCGTGTTATTAGTAGTACTGAGCAAATTAATGCTCGGTTTATCTACGACCTATCTGATGCAAAACAAGTAATGGTTACGGATGAGTTGGTTCGTGATAGCTTAGTGTTTGAACTTGCTACACCCATGTCTGTAGGTACTAAGAAGTATTCACACATTGCTGTGAAATCTTCTGATGTGCGTATGGAAGAACTTACTTCTGTATTGCCTTATCGTACAGGTGAATATAGCCGTAATTATTCTGACGAATACTTTGTTAAGATTAAAGGCTTGCACAACATTGATGGTGTTGATGTAGAGCAATTAATGACGCATAGAACGGCTAGTAACGCTAAACAGGGTAAGGCATACGTCAATGCGTTTAACGAGGCTGTAGACCTGTTTAAAGCCGAACAGCTAACTGTTACTAAAGCTACTGAACTAATGCAACCATTCGGTTGGAAAGGTGAGGATTTCTTAGCTAGTTTACATAATGGTGAGTTTGGTGCTAACCCTAAAGCTCAGGTACTGTACAACCGTACAGATGATGACTATTTAAATAGCTTCACTGGTTTAGGTGGTTTGTTAGGTAAGCAACGTGGTGAACGTATTGCTAGCGTATCTGGTGCTGAGAATACTCTCAACCCGCTAGATTCTATTGCTAGTGAAATTAGTAACACTGCATTCGTAGCCTCTTCTGCTGAATGGCGTGAAGCACATGTGTACAAATGGTTTAAAACCTTCTATGCTGATTTCCCTAAGCATGTACAAGCTATGACACCAGAACGTGCGTTTACAGAGATGTTGTCGCACAAAGAATACTACGGTGATATTAAGCGTCTACAAGTTGCTAAACGTGTTCAAGACTACTTAGTAGATCAAATGAACATTATGACTGAAGAAGAGAAGATGTGGGTGGGTAAAGCTCGTCAACTATCTGAAGCTTTTGAGGCACGTGTTGACACTCCTGCTATGCACACTATTGGTGCATTTATGCGTCAAAGTAGTGATTGGCCTAAATACGCTCGTACAATTGCGTTCCACACATTCCAAGGTATGTTCAACCTAAAGCATTTATTTATGCAAGGTATGAACGCTTTTAACGCTGTTGTTATTAGCCCATTACACGGACTTCCTGCATCTAAGACAAGTTCATTGTATGCTATGGCACTAATGTCAGATAATGAATCTATTTGGCGTAATGTAGCTAAAGCTAACAAGCTTACTAACTTAGGTTTAGGAATGTCTGAAGATGAGTTTGTATTAGCTGTACAAACTATTCGTCGTTCTGGTTTAATTGACGGTATTGGTCACAACAGTATGTGGGGTGCTGAAGGTGGTAAGTTTGGTTTGTTCAACGGTGCTACACGTGTTGCTGGACAAATTAGTGCTGCACCATTTAATGCTGGTGAAGGTTATTCACGTTTAGTTAGTTTTGACATTGCTCGTCGTGAGTGGATTACTAATAACCCTAACAAAGCTTGGTGGACAGACGATGCTGTTGCTGAGATGTTAGCACGCCAAGACGACCTTACACAAAACATGACTAGGGCTAACACTACTAGCTGGCAAAAAGGTTGGAAAGCAATTCCTACACAATACACACAGTATCAAGTTAAATTGCTTCTTAATGCTGTACATTCTCTAGGTGGTAACGAGCGTGTGTTTACACGTAATGAAGCTGTGCGCCTAATCTTAGGACATACAATGCTTCTAGGTACTGCTGGTTGGGGTATGTTGCCTGATGAGTGGACTAACGAATGGTTTAAAGACCAAGATGAAGGCACTAAGCTAACAATTTTACAAGGATTCTTTGCTGGCGCTATCTACCATTTAACAGAAGGTGAAGCTAAGCTTGCAATTGGTTCTACGTTTGGTTCGTTCAACTACTATAAAGATGTGTTTGATGGACTAACTGACCCTAAGAAAACCTTAGTAGCAGCATTAGCTGGCCCTTCAGGTTTTGCTATTACACGCTTGTTAGGTAAGACAGGTGACGCTATTAATATGTTTAGGTATGGTGGCGTAACTATGGACTCTACTAAAGCAGCTATGAAAGAACTTGCTGGTGGATTCTCTAGTTTAAATAATGCACAGAAAGCCTACATTGCATCATCAAACTTTAACGCTTTAAAAACAGATAGTGGTGTAGATAAATACCGTATGTCTGATTTAGAAGTGTATGCTTATGGTATGGGTATTCCTCCTGTACAAGAGGCAGATTTAAAGACATTATTTAAATCTAAACAAGAATATGAGCAAACAATTAAAGATGTTGGCAAAGAAATTGGACACTATAGAATGTTAGCTTACACAGCGTTACGTAACGGTGATAAAGAAAGCTACACCTACTATATTAATGCAATTCAAATGGCTATGGCTCCGTTTACTAAGGATGCTTATGCGTTTGGACAATTGTATAAATATTCTGTAGAAGTGCCACAATGGTCACAAACACAACGTCTAATTATTGAAGATATGCGTAAGGATATGGAAGGCGCTGACTTCATTGTAAATAACAACCCATACAAGGATTAATATGGCTACTTATCGTCAAGACCTAACACAAACAGTAAACCCTGCAACTGCTGACGTAGCTAGTTTACAAGAAGCATCTCGTATGAATGCAGAGATGACTAAAACTATTGGTGAAAGTTTAAAGCAAGGTATTAATATTTTTGAAGCGGCTAGTGAACGTTCTGCATTAAATGAAATTCGCACTAAAGCTGAAGAAGAAGGTAAAACCTACATTCAACGTAATGAAGATTTTAAACAAGCTAATGAGCTGCAGTCAATTGCTGATAAGATTGGTAAAGAGAATGCTGCAGGAAGTGAAGATGCCTTAGCAGGTCTTAATACACGTATTGCACAGCTTAAAGAACGTGCTGCTGGAGGTATTCGCCCTGAAGATTATGTTACACAAGTTTCATTAGAAGCACGTAAGTATATGGTTAAGTATCCACACTTAGCTAATAAAGTACGTGAAATCTTTGCTACTGAGACAGGTGTTCCGGGTGCTGATGCCTATTATATTCAAGCAACTGTTAAACGTGATTTAGCTGGCGGTGGTCAAGAAAGTGCTAAGTTCCAACAACAGCTGTTGGCTAATGACCTTAAAGAAATGTCTGACACACAAGGAAAGACACAACTTGAACTATATCAGTTGAGCGTAAATCAGCCTGAGGAGTTTGCTCGTCTACGTGCTGACCATAATGAATTAAAACGTATTCGACAACAAACACAAGCCGTACAAGATAGCATTAAAAATGCAGAAGTGTATGGTGACAGGGAAGTAGACAATCTAAAGCCCGGTCTTGCTGCGTTGGTACAAGGTAACGTTGTTGACAGTGTTATGACTGTTACTAGTAGCGCAGATCAACAAACTAAGTTTCAGAATCGTATCAACTACATGATTCAAAAAGGCGACCCTAGTAGCAGTGCTGAACTAGCTGCTGAAGCTGAGTTGTGGACTAAACAAAACTTAGCGTTTGTACAGCGTGGTAAGCAATATGCCATGATGACATTGAATGACTTTGCTGCACGTAATAAAATTAGTGACACTAAGTTTCAGGAAATGAAGCGTTACATTGATGCACAGGCAGCTGTAGAAGAAGAGCGTTGGGGTGATAAGAACACCATCACTGCTCAGTCTTTGGTTATGCACAAATACGGTAAAGAAGTGCAAGCTAAACAAGCATTGTATTTAGACTTAACATTGAAACACATTCAAGGTTTTGGTCAAGACGTTATTCGTCAATACATGTTAAACAAAGATCAGCTACAGAAAACCAATCCTGATGTTGTTCGTATTTTAGATGAAGCCTATGGTCAAGTTGAAGCTACAGGTAAAACACTAAACGCTACTAATAACAAACTTGGTAGTGTTGCACTGTATGTTCAAAACGTAGGTGAAACTGGAGAAGTACCTGCTATTCCAGCTACAATGGCTAGAGAAGATAAACGTGCAGTGCATTCAGTTGTTATGGCTAATGCTACCGCTGCTTTGGATGCTGCTCAAAACAACACATTAACTAAACAACAAGTTAATTACTTAAAGAGTGGTATGTCTATTGGTGTTCTTGAAGGTGCTAATTCTTCTCAATTGGCAACTGAAGCACACAAGATGCAGCCTAAGTTTGCACAACTAGACCCAACTACACAAGGTGTTGTTAAAGATGCTGTAAGTCGTAACACACTTGAAGCTATTCGTGCTATTAATAGCATTAAAGAAGGTGTTAAGAATAAAGCTGGTTTAGATACAGACATTGCTGTAGGTGTTAATAGTGCTGGTGATTTAGTTGTATTAAAGCAACAGACTAACATCTACGGTGGAGGTATGGCTCAATCACAGGCTGAAGATGCGGCTATGGCAGAGTTCCGTCGTAAAGCCAGTCCTTTGCTTTTAAACTTAGTTAACACACGCTTTATTGTAGACGGCGGTAAAGATAAGCTTGCTATTGCTCGTGAATATGCTGACGTAATTAACGGTAAGACACAGTATAAACCATTCTTTACATTAGAAGCTGTTCCAACACAACAACCTACAGGCGGTAAGATGGCTACTATGGCAGACATTGCAGCCTTTGCTGCTTCTAAGAATATGAGTATCGACCAAGCAGTTGAAGGATTGAAAGCTCAAGGCTATACAGTGGGAGAATAAATGTGGATATTGCTGCAGAATTTGAGAAGTTTAAAGGTACAGTTGGCAATGCTGTTACTAGTATCGCTGATGAGTTTGAAGCCTTTAGGTCTGGAGGTAAGCAGCAACCTGCTGCGCCTTTAGTACAACCTGCTGTTGAAGCTCCTAAGAAACCTGATTATATCGAACGTTTGAAATATGCTGAAAGTGGTGGGGATGTTGCTGCTAAAGCTAAGACAAGTAGTGCCGTAGGTCATCACCAGTTTGTTAAGAAAACATGGGGAGAACTTAGCACTAAGTATAATTTAGGATATGGATTAGAAGATAGACTAGACCCTGAAAAGTCTCGTAAGGTAGCTGAACTATATACTGATGAGAATAGAAAGATATTAACTAAAGCATTAAAAGCAGAGCCTACAGATACCCAACTGTATGCTGCACACTTTCTAGGGCCTACAGGCGCTAAGAAGCTATTGCTTGCTCCACCTATGGCTCCTGCTATTAAACACGTAGATGCTGCACAGGTTAAAGCTAATAAGAATATTTTCTATGATAAGCAAACAGGCAAACCACGTAAAGTAATTGAGGTTTATGCCTTGTTACAAAAGAAAATTGGGGAATAGAAAAAGGGGCTTAGTGCCCCTTTTCTTATGCCTTAATAATATCAAAGCCCATAATACGCATCTCACTTACTGTCAGATGTACACCGGATGGCAGCTCTGTCTGTTTCCGCAGATACTTGCGTAGGGCACTGCGAACTTGGTTGTAGCTGAGATACAAGCCCTTTAAAGACTTTGGCAGACTGCCCTTCACTCGTTTGATTTTGTACATTTAGTTTCCTTTCTTGTTGAGCAATTAAATATTCAATGTTGTGACGACACTTGTATAGGTCTTCTAGTGGCTTACCCTTGTCCTTATAACGTAATAGGTATTTCAAAGCACTAGCTTCCCAACCATTCATGTCATACGCATCCCACACTTCCCAAGGCTGAATCTTACGTTCTTTGTAATGATTGCCGCCATATTGTGTACTCATTACATCTTCGTATTTCAAAGCGTGTCTTTCTTAAACAGTGATGGGATTTTCTTTTCTTTCTCAGCCTTACTAATAGCGTCTTCTAGCAATTTAATCATACCTGTTTGGATAATTAGCTGCATTTGCTGAGGGCTAACGTTGTCAAGTTGAAAGTCTGCTGAGCCGTCTTCGTTTTCTTTAATTAGTGTTACTTTCATTCTTTTACCTTTTCTTTAAAGCTGTTGCACAACTGGTGTACCTTACCATCACCTGTCTTAAACTGTAAGACAATTTCTGTTGTCTTCTCTGTCTCATAAACATTAATGGCTAAATGTTTACGTAGAGCCTCCATCATAGCATAGGTTTGCTCATTGGTCATTGTGTTCCTTCCGTAGTTGTTTCTTTGCTTTCCACACAAGTTTCTTAGCATACATTGGTGTGCATCCTAGTATATCACTAATTTCGTGATATTCCAAGTCCTCATACTCACGTAGCAACAAAGCACTGCGTTGTGGTGCGGGTAGCCCATCTAAAGTTTTACTTACTTCATCGAATGTTTGTTTGGTCATCAAGAGGCTTTCTGGGGTAGTATGTAGGGTGGGTTCTACCTCGGTCTTTAAGCTCCTTCTAGGCTGCCTATAGACCTTCCTAAGGGCATTCGTACATAGCCATGTATATAGCTGACTATCTCCCCTAAAAGAAGATAGCTTTAAGAATGCGTCTAGGAATACGTCTTGAGTTAGTTCTTCCGCAATAGCAGAATTGTGCACTCGTTTGTAAATAAACCGATAGATGCGCTGTCTATATTTGTCAACTAAAGCAGAGGAGGCTTTCGCATCCCCTGCAATAGAGGCTTTAATTAGCTCCGCATCAGTCTGCATTAAACACAACATGCGGTACAGAACGTACCAAAGGAAACTTAGCTATGAAGTCTTCCCTAGTGATATCTGTACCAATCTTCACTTCGTTATATTGTTGGCCTGTTTTATCAAACTCAGCCTTCAATGCAACACATGCTGGACAATTGTCTTTTGTGTAAACTGTTGCTTGCATATTAAATCTCGCAGTTTCCTGACGTACATGCTAAGGTTTGTGCTCCCTCAACATTATCGTCATGTTCAATGAATGCTTCCCAATCAATTGACTTAGGCATACTAGTAACAAGTTGCTCGTATGCTTCCTTATCAATTTCTTCATAAGGCGCTTGCTTGTATGTGCCACCATCCCAAGGTAAGAAGCTAATGCCACTAATCTCGTCAAAGTGTTCCCATACCCATGCACCAACAGAAGGCCAGTCTTCTTCTTTAACATAAACAGTTACAGAAGGCTTGTGCTCACACCAATGACGTTGATATGCCAACCAAAGCTTTAGATGAGTAAAGCTATCTAGCTGGTCACGTGTAATACAACCTTCTGGTGCTTTCATAGGAAAGCTAAAGATTGTAGTGTCATGTGGTTTCATCACGTCTGCTTCGTTAGGAATACCTTGAGACTTGAGAAAATCAGTGATAGGGTCTTTATTATCATTACGTACACGACGAATATAATACTCGCTATGACGAGCATGAATACCACTAGCACTGTCCACAAGTTGAGATACAGTTCCTGAAGGCTTAACACAAGTGATTGCAGCCGACTGCGGGATACCCAACTCATTAGCCAATTCCTTATTAGTAACAACTGCAAGCTCACGTAACCTCTCTAAGCGTGATGACAGTCCTTCGTCATTTACGTTGTTTAGCAACGCACAATCAAGAATACCTGTTATGCTAACGCCGAGAAGTCGCTCGTCCTCGGTGTTCTTTTGCCAGATTTTACGAAGATAGGGGAACTCAGTAAGGGTTGATTGAAATGTTCCCAAGATAGTTGCAAGTCGCACTTTGCGCTGTAAACTTTCCTCAGTCTCTTTGTCTCTGGCGACAACTTCCGTAAGGTTACAGAACTGATATGGACGGAGGATAATCTCAGAGCAAGGGTTAGTTCCAAATTCATAGCTGCTATCTCGCCGTCCGTGTTTTGCAACCGTAGATTTAGCTGCTTGACGGCTAAAGACCCCTCGCTCACCACTGTGGCTTTGGTATAGTGCCAACCACTCTGACATAAATTCCCCAACCGTGGGTCGTTCAATATAGCTTGCGCTATTGTTTGCAAGTGCTCGTTGACCTTCTCGTTCCCACCAATTTCCCGACTTAGCATGTCGCATCCTATCATCTGATAAATCACTTAATGAAATCATGGCTGAGCGTCTGACCCCACCAACAACCACGACTTCCCCAATCTTGCACATAATGTCATGGCACTCAAGCGAATTGAGTTTACGGCCTTTAGCTCCGTTAAATTTACCAACGACAAACTTAAACAACTCAACAAGAGGTTCGGGGCCGCTAGCTCTACCACCAAACGTTTTAAGGCGTGTCCCTGCTTTACGGACTTTGCTAACATCCCATTTCGGAATCTCGCCTGAATATAACAAGGCGATGAGTTGACGTAAGGCTTTGGCCCAACCTGCTTTGCTGTCAGACACATGTATAGTAGTGTTACTAGTAAACAATTGCTCAGGTACTTCAGGCAGCTTGTTAACATACTTACTCTCCACACTAAAGCCTACACCAGTGCCGCACAACAAGATGTACATACCTTCATCAAAGCTCTTAACATCATCTACAGGTAAGTAGCTACAATTGTAACCAGCTGTATTATCACGCTCTAAGGCTACACCAGCCGTCATAACAGCTCGCATAGATGGCATTACTTCATGATTGAGAATAGCGTTGTATAGCTCGTTATACGTTGATGTAGGCATATGGTAGCGCATCTTGGTTTTAAGATGGTTGTCCATAAACTGCATGTAACGTGTAACTGTTTCAGGCCAATGCTCACGTCGATTCTTATCGTCTAAGAAACGTGAATATCTACTCTTTGCAATAAATGTTTGATAACTATCCATTAGTCTTCCAATTCTTCTTCGTTATAAAAAGCCATTTCAATAAAGCCTAGATATAAATTGAAATACACACCCGGTGCACTCCAAAGTTCAAAGCCAATTGTAAAGCCACCTACTAACCTAACTGCGATGGACATTTAAGCTCCAATCCTCGTTTTTCTAGCTCATACATATTAGCTAGCACTTGTTTAGTTTGTTCACTCAAAAACTTATAGAAGTGAGGCCCATACTTACCACTGTTAACAATGTATTGAAACTCGTTAATTGTGTGTGCAAACCACGCTTCTTCTGGGTTGTCATCGTTCATGCTTCACCTCTTGCTCGGATTGCGTCTGCAACTTTTAAACAGGTGTGGCTTTGGAGTAACTGTGTGTATTCACAAGCAATTTTCCAACACGCCTCACGCTCGGCTTTTACTCCCAACTCGTATGTGTGTGCAATCATCTCCAATACAACACCTTCAAATCCAGCGTCTTTTGCTGTTGCAATAACTTCATCTTTCGTCACCACTGCCTCCTAGTACGTTACGGTCTTGTCTACTCTGCAACTTGTTAATGTTACTAGTAGCAACATCAACTAGGTCAATACCATAGTGGGCTGATAAGATAGCAACAAACCACAACACATCACCAAGCTCTTTCTTTAGCTTAACAATGTCAACCAAACCATCGTCATCCCTTACGGCTTTTGCTACTAGTCCTGCTACTTCCCCTGCTTCCGCTGCTAGTCCGTTTACTAGATACTCTCGATTGTTTGCGCTTGGTAGCAGGTACTTCTTTACTGCTTGCTGATACTCGCTTAGCTGCATCCTTTTCCTTTCCTGTTTTATCTTTATGACATGTTGTACACAATACCTGTAAGTTTACACTGTCGCAAAACATTCTGTCAATGTATACGTCCCAAGACACAAAACCCGTAGCAGGGTCTACTACGGGATTGATATGGTCTACCTGTACATCCTTTGCAGGAAATAGCTGTAGACAAGTTGCACATTTGTAATGGGCTGCAAGCTTACCAGTTTTCTTATTAGTAATGCGGTCTACAAAAGCTTCTTTAAGTGTTTCATACTTAGGAGGCCAACGTCTACTGGCACTACGTAAGGCACTGGTAATAAAGCTTCTATATCTAGCATCTGTCCATCTGCCGTTATTCGGCACGTTTAACCATTGTCCATGCTGCAAAGTGGTGTAACCCACCGTTGCTATCATAACACTTACTATACATACCGTCAACACCCATAAACTTAAACACACCGTTAGGGTCAAACACCTCTGAAGCAGGTGGCACTGACACTGGTTTTGTTAAGTCTAAGGTGAAATATTCACCGCGTTGTAAATGAAACAACTCAATATGGTCTTTAATATCAACTTCACTAATCACAAATTACCTCCGATTCTGTTTCAATCCAAACATGTGCACCACACGATAGTGGTTTGTCAGGACTATACACTACTTTACTAGGCCCGTCAATCTTAACAGTGTGTGCATACGTATTTGATTTGTATGTTTTAACTGTCAATACTGGATTGGTTTCGTTATTCTTACGATTGGCTTTAATAACGTGTTGGTTTACATGTATGATTGTTTTCATTTTACTGTTGCTAGATATAGCCCAACATTACCAATAGAGTAACCCACAAAGGCAATTGCGTGACCAACATCGCTGTTACGAAATAAATCAAAAGCCACCACTGCATACACAACTCCGATAAAAGCAATTAACCAACTAGCCATCACGCTTCTCCAAGTTCTTACCTTCAATGTGAATGTCTACAATGTTGCATTTAGAACACTTACGTTGTTGTACTAGACTACCATTCATCATTTCAGGTTCTGTGTATTTTGACCACTTGTGCCAACATCCTGTGAGAATGTCTGGTAAACAGTGCATAGCTGCTACTAGTAACATAACTAGGAATACTAGTAAGAACAATAGTACATCACTCCACATTAGCTTCTCCTGTGTGTGGTTTGTAGATAGTATTCATTGTTTCAAAACTACCGTCTTCAAACTTCTTCACAATAGAACTAGTACGCACTTTGTCGTTGCCCCATACATAGTGATCTACTGTGTGTACATGTGCAACCTCATGCCCTTTAAACATTGTTGTGTCAAACAATGGAGTACCTGTGAAATACACAACTGGTTTATCCTTCTTCATACAACAAGCCTTTCAATGTTGGATACTGTGCTACTAGTAATGCTTTACATTGCTCAGCAACCTCACGGTGTTCTTTCTGAGTAGCTGCGTCACAACGAATGTCTACATAGTGTAACCAACTGCGTAGTGTGCCATTCATGTACATACGTGTAGGTGTCAAACCTTCAGGCAATACCTTACGTGCAACTTCTTTGGCAACGCCTTTCTTCAAAGCTTCACGATAGATAAATTCTGCATCATCTGCTACACGAGCCTGTGCTGATAGCCACCAATTCTGTAAATACTCATTATCTGTCTCTAAGCTATTCTGTCGATTCTTAGAGTCTTGCAAACGAGCAATACTAATAATGTCTGGCCCATCTACTTCTGCATAGCGTTGACTAAACTCTTGAAAGCTGAAGCTACGATGACGTAAGATTTGTCGTGCAATGTCACGTGATGTTTCAATCTCAACACACATGTTAACCATTTCAAATGGCGACCAATGTTTGTTATTGATTAAATACTTTAACAACTTAGGTGCTGTCTCAGCATTGTCTTGGTTGTCAGGGTTACTAACACGTGCCATGTACGCTACAAGTTCTTCTCCGTTAGGTGTAGCCCATACAAGTTTAACGCTCATACTTATCCTCAATCATTTTGAAATAGTTGTTTTGTTGTGACAGTGGCATGAAGTAACGTAACACATCTTCTAATGATTCACGGAAATCAAGCTCTGCGTCAAGGTCAGATTCAGTAGCATTGTATGTCTGCTCATGTGCCCATTGCAACTCTTTAACAACAATTTGTTCAACCAACTCGTCCGAAATTTCGATCTTCATATGTAAACTCCTTGATTTGTTCTAAACTGTCTTTGCTCTTAACTGTGTTAAGAAGCTCCTTACGTTTACTCTTCCCACTCTTCTCCAACTCCAAAGTCGGCTTCGTCTTCTTCAGGTGCGTCTTCTTCTGTGTAGTCATGTGTAGGATAGAATTTAGTGTAGTTGGCAACTAGTACATCAGGTAGCAAGTTAATAACATCTTCAACTGACATTCCTAAAGCTTCTACAAGCTCAGCAGCGTCATCAAAGTTTTCTTGTACGAACAGCTTAACTGCCCATAGTTTATCATCGTAGTTCATTTATACTTGCGCTCCAAATACTCAATTGATAAGAACATCTCATCGAAATGTCCATCATCAACTTCATTCATTACTAGTAACCCACGCCAATGGCGGTTGCTAAGCTTGTCCATGTAGCTCTCATCGTGAAGATAATAAGACCCCACAATGATACTAGTAATAGGCTTACCATCAGCTCGTTTACCATAGGCCACTTGTTTGCCTTGTTGATGCCCAGCCACGCATGACATATGTAACTTATTGATAATAGTTGCAGCACTAGAAGCAGGTCGTCCCATTGCACCAGTAGGCCAATAGTGATTGAACCCAACACCATTGATAAATGTCGGATGTAAGAAGTTATGAACCTCCCAGTCTTTTTCATACTCCAAATCCTTAGTTGATATTAAGCCCTCTAGTGTAGGGTTGTTATTAACAGCACGATCAATACGATTCTCGTGATTGCCTAACAACATAACCATACGTGGTTTATATACTTTGTGCTTTGTCTCCTTCTGTGTCTTCTGCAAGTCACGTAAAGGGGCTAGAAGCTTCTTCATAGCTTCCTTAGTTACTTCAACGTCAGTCTTGTAACGTAAGCCTTCAAAGTATTTACTGCCTACCTTGTCGTGTGTTGATAAGCTAGGCATGTCAGCAAAGTCTCCCAAGTTGACCACAACATCAGGTCGGTACTCGCATATAGCTTTCCCTGCCCATGTTAAGTGGTCAGTAGGTACACCTTCTTTAACTTGACAATCAGGTATTACTAATATCTTCATGTGCTTTAATGATGTATTCCCATTCGTCGTTGATACGTTGATCTACTTTATCGTGTACACCAACATAACCAACAGCATCTAAGAATTTAGCAAACTCTAACATAACGTTGTCCCAACGTGTACCATCGTCTAATGTAATGTTGAATACAACTTCCTTATCCTTAGGATATTCTATTTCAGGAAATTGTTGAAACTCATCACGTTCACACACATATTTGAATGTATATTTAGCTGTCATTTTGTTACTTTCTTTTCAATTGCTTCACGGTAGGCTAACAACTCGTCAATTAATGATGCAAGGAATTTGCTGTGTTTAGCCATTGATTTCTTGTCACGGCCCCACTCAACAAAACGAATAGATTTATTACCGTCTGAGATTTTAAACTCAACTTCAAAATCATCGTCTACGTTCCAGCATACATACGCTGTGTCATCGCCAATAAATTTACGTACTTTCTTTGTCATACAATCTCCATTACTCGTGGTGTGTCTACAACTTCAACTAAAAACTCTGGGCCAGAAGAGTACAAGAATGTACGCATCTCAGGCCAGCACTCTTTCTTAAACGAACAATAACTACATGATGTACATAGTTTCTTGTTCTTACTTGTCTTACTCTGTGGTACAGGGTCTAACCGTTTCAATGATACTACATCACTAGTAACAATGTCAACAGCATGTTCAGCTTGGTGTTTGAACATGTTCTTGTCTACCTCAATTGGGTAGTAGTTGACGTGTCCTAGTTCTTTCTGGATAGTAAGAAAACCAGCAGTGTTAAGGTTAAGAGCAGTAGCATATCCGTTAAGTTGTTGGTAGTAACCAAAGGGGTCATCTACCAATCCGTGTTTAAATTTCTCTTCAGAGTATTTAGTTACAGATTTAACGTCAACGCATACTCCATCAATTACGGCGTCAATGCGGCCTCGCACATACCAACCGTCGCCAATGTCATACAGCACACGTTCCTGCTTACTAGTAACGCTATGACCTGCATCTTCGGCTACATTAAGTACAAGCTCTTCCAACATATCACCGTAGAAAAACTTTAACAAGCTCTTACCGTCTGGTGTATCTGCAATTGTCGGACTATTGTACTTATACCATAGTCGTCGTGGGCAAGGGTCGCCAACTTCAGAGAAATATAAAATCTTCTCTTCACGTTTCTTGTCTCGTGGTGTTAGCCATTTGTCATAGCTAACATGTACGTGGTTGTTTGTAGTGGCAGGGGCAATGCCCCCGCTAACAAACTTGTAGATATCATCTACTAGTGTGTCAATGTGCTTCACTCAGCAGCTTCCTTCATAGCTTCTGCCATAGCAGCGTCTAAGTCACCACATGAATATGCCTCAAACTTACGTGCAATTTCAATGATTAAGTCAGCAGCAGCTTCCATGTCTGCAAGTGTACCTTGTTTCTGGCTGTCTACAACCAACTTAGTTGCGTTAGTTACAGAGTTCTGACGAACAATTGCACGATCACCGTGTAGGGCAGGGATTGGGAATGGCTTAGGAGCACCATAACCGCCTCGTGCTGGCATAGGAGCAGGGGCGCTACTAGTAGCAGGAGGAGGAGCACCAGCACCCTTGGCAATAAGTCGTACAGAAGTTAGGTCAACGTTCTTACCGTAGGTATTCTCAGTGAATTGAAAGTCAACCTCATCACCAATTTGGAATGTAGGTTTCTTAAAACCATAGCTAAAGCGTTCGCCATTAGCCATAATTGAGAATGCTGGCTTAGGGCCAAACTTGGTGTTTACGTCTTTGGATGTGATGTTTTCAATAATATAGCTCATAGGGTCTTTCAAAAAGGTGGAAATGCAACTGCGTGTTTGTCTTGCCAATTGTATCCAGCGTCTACACCAACACTAAGCTTACATGGAAAGTCAATTCCGAAGTATTGCTTCAATGCTTGTGGAGCACTTTCTAACACTTGTTTAGATATCTCAGCAGTAGTATACAGCAGTTTTTCTGGTACGTCAAGTACCACACTATCATGTACGGTCATAACAAGTTTTACACCATTACTAGTAAGCCCTGCTTCTTCTAGCTTACGTAGCAACAAACCAACCATCATAGGCACTACATCACCTGTTGCAAAGCCCTGAATAGGCCAGTTCTTCAGTTCTGTAGGGCTGAATGTCATCTCACCGCCTCGAAACGCATTAGCGTATTTGTTGAATACATAATGTCGTCCTGTAGGGCTTGAATGGTAGTAGGTATATTGCGGCCCACTCTTAGTGGGGTCATAGTGTACAACTGCCTTAGCGTCTGCTTCTTTGGTTATGTGTTCATGGTAAGCTTTAACTCCTTTGTATCGTGTGTAGAATGTTTTAATGAATTTCGTAGCTGTTGCTCGATCACAACCGCTTTGCGCCATAAGCGTAGCAGCTCCGCCTCCGTAAACGAGTAAGAAGCTAAATCGCTTAAAGGGTTTCCGTTCTGCGTCAGTTGGATATCTACCATACATACCATTGTAAAGTTCACGGTGCATGTCACGCCCCGCATTAATGTCGTCAATTAGTTGTTGGTCATTAGCTAGGTAAGCCAATGCAACCATCTCTAGTTGTGAATAGTCAAGCTCTAACACCTGTCCTGCATCACCATAGCGGCTCACATAGGCACGTTTAATGCCTCCTGTGTCTGTCTGGTTCTGTAGGTTGGGGTTGGTTGCTGACAACCTACCTGTCTTCGTTGCACAATGGTTTAGGTTAGGATAGATAAGGCTGGATGGAAAGCGTAGCTCTAACAAGCCTTCGTAGTATGTCTCTTTGATTTTAGTTGCTTCACGAATTACTAGTAACTGATTAGCCAACTCATCACCTTTATGCGAAAGGTGTTTCAACACACTGTCGTCAATGCTGTAGTAACCACTCTTACCAACCTCACCAATAGGGTCGTATTTACCCAACACAATTTCTTCAGATTCAACAAGCTTGTACTTGTCTTTACCATTCTTGTACGTACCTACAAGTTCTTTAGTCTTGATCTTCTGCGTACCACCGAAATAGTATAAGGACAATTGTTTAGGACTAGCTGTGTCTAAGTCTGGTGCAATAGCAGCAGCAGCTTTACGTGCCTCTCGTAACACCTCAGCATAGTAGTCACGCTGTTTGTGTACGTAGTCCCAATCAACTGCCATACCATTGCGGTTCATCTCAGTTGTAGCACGTAGAGCATCCATCTGTGTGAACATTAATGGTAGGATATTTAGCTCTTCAGCTTCCTTCCATTGTGCTTCAAAGATATCAGCTGTGTTATTCACATCACCACGTAGATAGTCGCACAATTCAATCTGGTCAATTACATCGGTGTCAATACCTGCTTTCCAATACTCTTTAATCTTATCGTCTTTCAGTGCATGGCTACCTACATATTCCTCAGTTAGTTCGTCTAAGCTAGCGTATAGCTGACGCTGACCTGATAAAATGTAAGCGGCTAGCTGTGTACACCAAATGCGTGGCAACACATCCTTAGAATTGCGATAGATATAGAGCAAGTCAAACTTAATGTTGTGACCAATAAGCATGTCGCTACTAGTAATGACAGACCTTAACGTACTTCCATCTAAACCAAGCCTGTCGTACTCAATCTTAACATCCTTATCACCAACTACCTTAGTACCAATGGCAATAATCTTGTTACCAAACCACATGGGGTTGGCTTGATTGTTACCAATAGGACAACGGATAGTTGTCTCAAGGTCAACTACTATGTTCCGCATTAATAGTCTCCATAGATAGTTTAGTTACGTCGTCAATGTTGTATAGCAATTGAAATTTATTATCAATAACTACATTACCTCTTGATAACCCGCCTTGTTCCCAGTGGCTAGAAGATTTGTTGAATAAATACATACGCAACATATCTGGATAGCTGTGATCGCACCGTAGGTAAATCCTACCATAGCCGTCTTTATCGTTCCAATAAACATCACCTGCTTTTATCTTGTTTTCCATTTGCTTACGTACCTCGCTTTAGCTGGTTCAATTTCAACTTCAAAACATCCGTGTCTGTGTGCTTCAAGGCTGTCTTTACCTCCGAAGAGTTTGTTCTTAGGCACGTGAATAAAACGTTGTAAATCCATTGCTGGTTCATTGGACTTGCCGATTGTGATGATTGCATCTGCTTCTCCAATCTTGTCTGTCTTACTACCACGTAGCTGATTCATCTGAATCCACTTCTCGCCCTCACCTGTACCATCTACCTGTGAAATGGCAATTACTGGACAATATTCCTTAGCTACATCTCGTGCCCATTCGTATAGCTGACCAATGCGTAAGTCTTCCCTGTCTTGTTTAAACCCATGCACCTTATCAAGCTGGTCAAAGATAATAAGGCCGGGCTTAAATTCTGCAAACAACGCTGCAATTTTGTTAACAGTTTTAACACCGCTGTCGTCATCTAACACAAGAAACCTATCACCACCGTTACTAGTAAACTCTCGTTCGTAGTTGGCTGTGTCTGACATAAGCTCACCTGTTGTAACACCGTGATATGCTTGGATAACACGCATCATAACCTTGTTACTGGCTTCCTCGTTGTTAATCCAAATCACATGCTCATCTGGCTGTAGCTGTGTCATCATGTAGCTTGCTTCGCTAGCTGTGAATGTCGTCTTACCTGTCTCTGGTCGTGCTGCAATGATAACAAAGTCACCCTTACGCAATGGGCCTAAGCTCACATTAAGCTCTGGTAAGCGCCAACTAAGCCCACCAGTAGCAACAATGCTACTAATGTAAGATAAGCTAGGCCGTACAAACACATCTTCCTTATCAACGCTAGCTCCGATTTCCTTCTTGTATTCGTTAAGCATTGGTTCGATTGACGTAAGGTCGCCTCCCTTGCCCGTTCCAATTCCAAGGCATACATCGTAGATTCGGGTCGCATAGTCAGTTTCAATTAGCTTGGCTAGGATATCCTTCACAATGGGCCGTGTAGGCTCGTCTAAGCTAGCTTTAAGGTTGTCAAAGGCAGCTTCAATGATGGACGGGTCTTTAATCTTCTTACCACGTACAATGAAATAGAATGTCTTGAATTCACTGAAGCTGATATCAGTACGTGCTGGATAGTTGTCCCAATACTCACCTAGTACATTGAAAATGTCTAAGGTAATTTTAGATACGTTGTGTTTCTTTACATGTTCCTTGAATCTGTTGTATGTGTCTTTATTACTCACGGCAGTGAGTACATCAATGTCATAGCTCATTATAGCTCCATGTCTTTAAGAGATAGATACGGTATCTCCTTCGGTTGTTGCATGTTAATACTAGTAATGTCTTTTACTAGTGGACTAATTTCTTTGTAAATCTTTAGGCTAGCGGTATGTCCTGCCTCGTCTTCGTCTAACCACACAACAACTCTATCATAGTTTTTTACAATTGTCAAGCCTGTGTCGTCAATCTTAGTACCTAACAAACACAATGTGTCATAACCTGCCATGTGCAGCTTGTAGCTACTCAATAGGTCTTCCACAATAATTAATGGGCCTTTAAGCGCAGTTGTACTTAGATAGCTGTGTGTTTGATTGGTGTATGTGACATATTTAGGATTGCCCTCATACTTACGTACTTGCCAACCTACTGGTGTATACGCATTCCATATAGGTAGCACAACACCACTTACAACTGTAGAGATACGATAGTTGCTACATGCTGCTGATTCAAACTCATAAGAACCTAGCCATAGCTGTGCACGTACATCAAACTTGTCGTAACTAACCTCACGTGCTGGCGGTAGCTTCACTGTACCTGACAACTTAACTGGGCCTGTACTCACTGCTTTCATACGGCTAACAAACTCACGTGGTCGATAGTACCCGCTGTCTCCACAATTGTGGCAGTGCCATAGATATGCACCGTCTACATTCTTAATATACAAGCGTTGCTTGGTGTCTTCACCCATATGGCACGTAGCATGGTTGTACTTAACTTGTTCTCCTTCGGCAATGTCTTCAAAGTCTACGTCGTTACTAGTAAGCACTTCTTTTGCTTCGTGTCCATATAGTGTTGTCATCTCAAGCTTCCTCCGTCAACAATAAATCTAGTTTCCATTTGTATTACATCAATTTTAGATAATGTAACAATCATATTCTTCCACTTGTCTTCTAAGTTGGATGCTTCTACTGCTTGTTGCAAGCGTTCGTGTATGTCTCGTATACGTAGCACCTCTTCTTTTGTCATGCTTCCCCCTTAATTCCGTGGGCGGCTTCGATTGCTCTGGCAACAGACAATTCATCATTTTGAATGTCAGGATTCAACCCAGCATCTGCAAATGCTTTTGCCATTTGTTCTATTGTCAGCGGCTTGCGTTGTTGTGGTGTGGTGTAGAGAGGACGCCAGACACCTTCATAAGTTGGTTTAAGCCTATTCCATTCAACATCACGAATTTCGCCATGTTCCATGTCATACCAGCCAAAAGGCTCACCCTGCTCTTGCTTGGTTAGTGCTGCAAGGGCTTGGATTAAGTCAAATCGGTGGATGATGCACTTGTCAATGTCGGTTATAGACCCAGTTATGTCGTATAGGCTTTTACCATCAAGCGCCAGCTTCATTGCTTCTTTACTCATAGCCAATCCTCCCATGTGTATGTAGGTTTGTATGTACCTACTACTAGTAGCACCCTTACAGTGTGCCCATTAGCACTACCTGTGCTGTGTAATCGTTCAGCTTCCTTACGTGCTGCTTCAATTGTTGAATGCACCATCATAGGTGCTGTATGACCATCAACACTCACCATATATTGTGGCTTACCTGTAGGCTTAGCTGTCTTACTAACTTCCTCACTGATAGCTGTTGTTGCTTTGACCATACGTTTAGGTTTAATTGGCACTGACGCAGTAATTGTTGAGATATCAATCTCCTCTATTGTATCGCTACCTGTTTCGTATGTTACATATGTTGTGCTCATGTGTGCTCCACAATTTTAATGTTAGTTAAAGAAATGACGTGATGACAGACCTTACAAGGCTTTGCCAGCAAGGGCCTACCATCCTTGCCGTAGCGTGTTACTAGTAACTTGTACGCTTTAGTCCAGTCACATTTAACTAAGGCTGCTACCTCTGCATGTAAGAATATCTTATGTGGCTCACCCACCATAGCACCTGATGATGCCATAAGTGGGTGTGTCTTAACATAGCTGTTCTGACCTGTAGATAGTAGTCGCCCTCGTTTGTCATAAACAAAGGCTGTGACTACCTGATGCTTACACACCAAATACCTTGTTGTACAGTTCCATAACACTCTTAGTGTCGTCTGGTGTCAGCTTCTCTAAGAATGCTACTTGGAAAGCATACTTAACATCATAGCGTTTAGTCTTGTTACCCCAGTTGATAAGGGTACGTGGTGACATAGTAAGACCTAAGCGGCCTTGCTCGTATGCACCTCGAACAAGATTAGCTACACGCACCATGTTAGTAGCAACCTTCTTCTCAATACCACTCTTACTAGTAATGATTGCAACCTCGTGTGATTGGTGTAGATAACCTAAGCGGATAGTGTTGGTGAATCGGTCGATAGTAGCTGTGTTCTGTACACCTACACCAGTGAATGCACCTGTCGTATCACCCTGACCAACTGTGTTACCAGCAAACACCAAACGGAATTGCTCGTGTGGAATTACGGTGCGGTCTTCTGATGTGCCGGGCTTTTCCTTGAGATAGAGATAACCACCATCTTCCAACAAGTTCTGCATACCCATTGCAATTTCTGCTGGCATGAGTTCCCACTCGTCAACCAAACAAACTGCACCATACTTAGCTGCCTCGGTAACTGCACCATCTTCCCATACAGTAGCACCACCACGCACAACCAGTGTACCAAACAAGCTAGCTGATTCAACATCACCTGACATGTTGATACGAATGAATGGGCGATTAAGCTTAGCACATACAAACTTAACCAAGCTACTCTTACCACTACCTGTTGGGCCTGTAATAAGTGTCTTGTCGTTGTCCATAAGACCCGCTACTAGTAACGCTGCCTCATCCTTCTGTACAACATAGTCTTTGTCTTCCTTAGGGATGAGTCGTGCAATCTCTGGATTGTCTGGTGTCTCTGACCAACGTACACCGAAGTCACCCATGCTAGGCACATAACCAAACATCTTGCTGAACAATGTCTCACCCTCAGCTAACACAACTTCCTTAGGCTTAGCTGCTGCTACTGGCTTAGCTTCTACTGGCTCTGCCTTACCCAAGTGTGCTGCAATTGCCTTAGCTACTTTGTCGTTGATATCGCTCATTTGAAACTCCTGTCTAATACATCCAAAATTGTTTTCGATAGATTACTAATATCGTTAACCACAACATTCTTTTTATAGAATCGTGTAACGTTAGTGTCTTTGATACCGATGCCATACACATCAATACCTGCCTTCTCTGCATACTCTACGGTACGCTTGGTGTATGCCTCTACATCACCAGCCCAGTCACGTCCTGATGGGCTACCGTCTGATAATACAATCAGTACCTTACGTGGTTCTTTCCGTTGTTGCAACTTGTGTGTAGCATATGCAATGCCGTCGCCGTCACTGTTCTGCCACAAACAACCTGATGCACGTTCAAAACGCTTAACCAAGTCTTGCTGTGCAACACGCTCACCGAAGTCACTGAACACCCATACAATAGGCTCTTCCTTCTCAAGTGTATTGGTAAAGCCAAGTGTTGTATACGCTACGTTAAGGGGCTTTAATGCCTCACCAACTGCACCAGCACCAGCACATGCCATGTCAAACTTACTGCCTGACATACTACCGCTACAATCAACAAGCAAGCACACTGCTGTATCTAATGTGTCGTTAACCTTACGCTGTCTAAACAAACGCTCAGCACTAGGCACATCACCATGCAACACACGATGTAAGCTACCGTTGTGAATCTTACCACGCTTCAACCCATACTCATAGCGGTCACGGCTACGTGTCTGTAATTTCAGTCGCAACTGATTAGCCATAGGCTTAGCGTTATTAGTAATGTATTCCTCAGTGCGTCGAACATCTAAGTAACCACCTGTAGGTGTGCTGTTACTAGTAATTTCTGGGTGCAACTTAGGAAACTCTACGATAACATAATCTCGTGGATTAGGTATGCTGTAATCACCAGCCCCAAGCTTGGTTGGTTTAAGGTGAATGCCTGTTCTACTGGGCTTGTGCTCATGCCCCATAGAACTAACAAGTTTATCAACTGTAATAAGTCGGTCAACATCGTCACCACCTACTGTTCCCTTACCTTTGCCCTTGCCACTACCGCTACCACCCTCTGCTTCAGCCTTAGGTGTTTCGGTATAGTCGCTAGCTTCAGCATCAAACAAGTCTTTGAGAATGCGTACAGATAAGTCATATACTTCAGCTGCACCACCTGATACACGAATAGATAGCAGCTCTGGTGTATACTTAACTAGTTTGTCTAGTCGTGTGTGCCCTTCTTCATCAAGCATAGGTGATAGCTGTGCTACCATCTCGTTGCTAGATTCAATCCAATCACGACACAATGCGTCCCATACAAACAAGGGTAGAGTTGTAAGCTGTTGCTTAGCAAGCTCTGCATCTGCACTCTTCGTGCGCTTACTTACATCATCTGCATACATCTTCCAGAAATTGTTACTAATATCAACGTCACCTGCATACTCTTGGTCGTTGATATAGTCGATGCGATGATCTTCAATTAGGTTATTAATCAGTGCCAATAACCCTGTTGGTCGTTTCTTATTAAGAAAATCAAAGTCGCTGTGTACTACGTGGCTTGTCTCATGCTTAACAAAGTAGCGCATACGTGTTAGCCACTCGTCTGTCGTCTTCATTGTAAGCTTAGGCAACCACATCATCTTGCCTGTTGTTCTGGGTGTGCTGTCTGGTTTGTCCCATACTACAGTTGTACCGCTGTTACGTGCACATGCTGCCACATAGGTTTCAAACTGGATAACATCTAGGTACATGCTCATAACGGTGCATCCTCTTGGTTCTGTCGTTGATATTGCTTTACCTGTTTAGCTGTCCAAGGTTTAAGCGGATTGTCTTGTGTTGGAAAAGGCCAAGTCATTCTACAATCTCCAATACATCATCAATGTTCCATGAATCGTTACTAATATCGGGTCGTGGTTCAAAGCTCTCACCATCCATCTCATTAGCAATTGTAATGGCTTCGTCCATGCTATCTGCTTCAATTTCAGCTGTACAATATGATACGTATGATGCTTCAACTTTATACTTTGGCATGTCAATTCACCTTAGTTACATCTGCATAATGATAGAGCACATAGATTCGATTGAATTCGCTATCTGCCCACTCTTCTACGCTGTCGTCCAGCTTGTAGTCGTTATTAATAACAAAGCTGCGAAGTTCGCTTGCAAGGTTTGCTTCGTCTTCATCTGTTTCAAGAACCATCAGTCTTTCGGTGTTCGTCATATGTTTTCCATGTTAAGACTAGCACATATATGCTAGCCATTGTTACTAGTAACACATCCAAGAAATCCATGTTATAGCATTGCATTGTGTTCCCCTGTATCACGTGCTTGGGCATAGCTGAAGCGTTTATCACTACCATATGCCTTAGCCACTGCATTTAAATGTGCCGCTGTTGTACGTGTATACCAGCCACACCACGAAATGATGACAGACCCTCCCTCCACTTTACGTGCTATTGGATGACCATGCAGCCAGTAGGTTGTTCCATCCGTCGTGCTGTTGTGGCACTTGCCTTGCTTTCCTTCTACGAATTGTTTTGCTACTTGGTCGATTGTCATGTTCCACCTCATAAGAATGTACAGTGTATCCTCTGTTTTCAATATGCTGTTGTATATCTACCACATCATTACTAATAACAAAGGCTTGCAATATAGGCACATCTGCTAGCTCGTGCTGTACATGTGCCCATACCCTCATTTAAAACCTCGCAAAGTTACGAATAGGGCTGTCGTAATTAGTATTACTAGTAACATATGCCACCTTCTGCCCTTTGCTTTCCATTGCATTAATAAACACTGACGCATCACAATCTTCTTCAAGGTATGCTTTGCCTCGATGTTTGTATGAATAGCGGCTGATTTGGTCGGTGATGCCTAGCATCTCAAGCTCAAGCATATCAACCTCAAGCCATCCATGCCCCGGGTCGGTGTGAAAAGTATATACGTGTTCAATTTCGTGTGTCATTTTATTTACCTGCATTAAAATCTTTTTCAAGTTGGAGCAATGATGTGTATATGTGTTGTTTTAGTTCGTCTTCTGTCCAATCACTTTCCTTACATTCAAGATAATCGTGCTCTTCCTCATCCATGATGTAATTCAACACTCGAATTAATGCTTGTTTATTTACTAAAACCATGTCCATGTTATTCTCCATGTTACTAGTAACAAGGGCCGAAGCCCTCGTTGTTTATTGCATGTTCAACTCTTCAATCATGCTGTTAGCAAGGCTAGCATACGCATCTGCCATAGCTTTGAGTTCCTCACGTGTAAAGCTGTCACGTGTATCCGATTCATATTTCTTAGTGGCTGATTCGATGAAGCCCATCATGCGTTGATAATCTGTCTTAGCCTCGCTGAGTTCAGACTTACCCTTAGGCATTGGCTGACCAGCTTCCATCTTGATGCCACCGTGGTCTTCACGTTGCCAGATATCCACGTTATTAGTAACGGCTTTCGCAACCACTGATTTAGCTGAGCGTAAGCTGTTTTTCTCTTCCTTGCTGAGTTCCTTCTGGTCGTTCAAAGCTTCCACTACTACCTTGTGTTGTTTCTCCAAGTCTTCCACTGTAAAAACTGTGAAACCATAAGCTACGGCTCTGACATAATTTGCCCATACGCCCTGCCCTGCCTCACGGCTGATATCTTTACCCTCTTTTGCTTGTGCCAAAGCTGTGCGGAGTTGTGTATTGAATGACATGATTTTTCCTTTGCATGTTAAGTGACTTACTAGGCTTGATAATGTGCTCTATGTTACTAGTAACACATTACGAAACCCTTACGGGTTGGTAACATATCCCCTGTGCCATTAGGGTTTTACCTGATATCTTCCAATATCTTGAGCCTAAGGTACTCGCACGGACTCTGCTTAGCCGTGGTCAAAGCTTACCTATACGTTTTATATGGGGTACGTATTCCCTGTTGTGGCTGATTTTACATGTCAACCTTACATGAAGCTTACAGATTGTAAGCCAAAGAACTTGTTCTGTCCACATACAGTACGATTACTGCATGCCCTTCATTTTACACACTAACCTTACGTCAAACTTACATTGTGCAACCTAGTTACTGTATGTAAGCTCTTCGCTTGCTTTCCATTATACACACAATTCTTACATGTAACTTACAGTGATAGAGCACATTGTCTATATGTGTATACATGCACACATTGTGTGTATGACCTGCATTGTACACACCAAGCTTACACGAAACTTACACCAGTAATCTAAGATTACGATGTGTTGTTTACATGCAACACTTGCTGTGTATGTCATCCATTATCTACACTATTCTTACACCAAACTTACAGCTGCACGTAGGCTAGTACGTAGTAAAAAAGTATACAAAACCGCATACTTACGTACCCTAGTATGTATATTAACACTAAAACATTACTAGTAACACCTAAGTATTCATTAGTTAATGATAACTATTCTCAATAACTATATGTCATATATAAGTATTATTAATATATATTATAATATAATAGTATTACTAGCCCCATATTATTAGTATAATAGTATTAAGATACTTAATATATATCTTTAATATTATAACTATATAGTAGTATATATAATAATATAGTAGTATATAATATATATATATATAATACTAATGTATTACTGTACACATTCACAGTTTAAACAAAAGTATTCATGTGGCAATTCGACTAAGGGGGTAGGGGGGTTGGTTTTATGTTGCAAGAACCCGTAAAACTATCTCATAAAAATTATGCTCTCTAGCTATTTCATTTAATTTTATTAAAATGTGGAAGTTCCCACCCACCCATCACCATTGTTTAAACTTATTTTAAGGGGGGTAGAAGCCATTTAAATAGGTTGGGGTATACACAGGTAGCCACTAGGAGGTTTAAGTGGCTTAAAAGCCGTTTAAATGCGTCACGATGTACAAAAGGTTGAGTGAGGTAACATTTCTGAGTGGCGCAGCTCTAACGCACCCAACTGACAGACAACAGGAATAGCATGAAAGTTACATTAACCACCTTAACAAGCCGATATGGTTCAATTGACGCTCTAAATGCCAACTTTGAGGCATTGGCAGACGCAATTGAAAACACCTTGTCCCGTGATGGGACAGGCCCCAATGCGCTTGAAGCTGATGTTGATGCCAATAGCTATCGAATTATCAACCTACCTGACCCGCTAAACAACTCAGAGCCTGTTACTTTAGGGTGGATTAGTGACAACTATCCTGCTTTTGAAGAAGTTAGTGACAACCTTGCTACAATTGAGACTGTTGCAAATAGTATTAACAATGTAAACGCTGTTGGTAGTGACTTGTTAGAGCCTACTTCTGAAATTAATACGGTTGCTGTTAGTATTACAAACGTAAATGCGGTTGGTAACAATATTACTAACGTAAATACGTTGGCAGCTCAAAGCGATAACATTGATACGTTAGTAGCATTTACCTCAGAAATAGAAGCTGTTATTGCTAACGAAACAGACATTGACACAGTTTCGTCCAACATTGGTGCTGTACAGACACTAGGTAGTGATTTAGCTGGTACAGGCTTCAACTATGACTTGGGCTCTATTACCGATGCGGCTACAGGCCCCTCTGCTAGTCCAGACGGCTACATTATCACCCTTTACAACAATTTAACAGACATTCAAACGTTAGCAGCTTTAGATACAGAGCTAGCAGCTTTGGGTGCTATTGACACGGCTATTAGTGGTGTTTACGCCAACACTACTAACATCAATACAGTAGCAGGTATTTCCTCAAACGTAACCACAGTGGCAGGTATAGCAGCTAACGTAACAACAGTTGCTACTAACAATACTAATGTGTCAACTGTTGCAACTAACATTGCTGATGTAAACACAGTTGCTACAAACATTGTAGATGTACAGAATGCTGAAGAGAATGCCGACGCAGCCATTGCTGCTAAGGTTGCAGCAGAAGCTGCTAGAGATGCAGCCTTAGCTGCTTTAGACAGTTTTGATGACCGCTATTTAGGTCAAAAAACAAGCGACCCTTCCGTAGATAACGATGGTAATGCCTTAGTTGCAGGTGCTTTATATTTCAACACTACAACAGACACAATGTTGGTTTATGAGGGTAGTGTTTGGGTTGCAGCATATGCTTCTTTGTCTGGCGCACTACTCTCAGCTAACAATCTTTCAGACTTAACAAACGCTAGCACAGCTAGAACCAACTTAGGACTTGGTGCATTAGCAACTTTGTCTACAGTTGGAACAACACAAATTGATAACCAAGCTGTAACAGCAGATAAGCTAGCAGCAACACTTGACTTAGGAACTATTGCATGAGCACTGCCTTAAAACTCAGACGAGGTACTACAGCACAGCACGCTACTTTTACAGGTGCTGCTGGTGAAATTACTTTAGATACAGATAAAAATACGGTTGTGGTGCATGACGGCACAACTGCAGGTGGTCATCCACTATCTCGTGCAGGTGCTTTAGGCACTATGTCAACTCAAAATGCTGATAGTGTAAACATTGATGGCGGTGCTATTGATAATACAGCAATTGGTGCTAATACAGCTTCTACTGGAGCGTTCACTACTTTATCAGCAAGCTCAACCGTAAGTGGTACAGGATTTAGCACATATTTAGCTAGCCCACCTGCAATTGGTGGCACTGTTGCTGCTGCTGGTGCTTTCACTACTTTGTCAGCAAGTGATGTCACAACTCTTCCTGCTGGTACTGCAAGCGCACCTGCATTGACTACAAGCGGAGACACTAATACTGGTGTTTTTTTCCCTGCCGCTGATACTGTTGCAGTAACTACTGGTGGAACTGAGCGAGTTCGTGTTGACTCATCAGGTAACATAGGTATTGGTACGAGTTCTCCCGGACAAAAACTGTCTGTTGCAGGAACAATCGAGTCTACAACTGGTGGTGTAAAGTACCCTGATGGAAACACACAAGCAGTTGCTTGGCAGAAAAAAATTGTTTATTTAGGCACATTAGACGGAGCTTCTGGTGGAACATCACTAACTTTGAGTGTTGATTTTACCCCATTTAATCTAGTTCTTATAACTTTTAGAGACATTTATGGAACTGACGCTACGCACACTTTGTCTTTAAACGGTGCTGTGTTTGGCTCAACTACATCAGCAAATACAGACAGACACAATGGCTTTTTGATAGTTGACCGTAATAGCGGAATTATGACTTCCTGTTTTACCGTTAGAAGCACTAATACTGTGTACACAGGGTTCCCCAGTAGCCTTGATAGCTCAGCCACTATTGACTTTGCTGCAACTGGTGGGTCATTTTCTTCTGGTACTTTTAGATTTTATGGGATGTAAAAATGGAATATTATAAAGTTTTTGTAGATGGTGTTACTGGTGAAGAAACACGAGTACCTTTAGTTGGTGAAGAATTACAAGCACATATCATTGCTACTGAGGCTGCTAAAGCTAAAAAGTATAAGTTTCAACGAGCTGCTGAGTATCCTCCTATGGAGGACTACTTGGACGGAATTGTTAAAAACGACCATGCTCAAATTACCAAATATATTGCAGATTGTTTTGCTGTAAAAGCAAAGTACCCAAAACCACAGTAAATAATAAAATATAAATGTCTACAGAATACGTAACAACAGACACAGGGATAGCTTTGGCAACTAAAGCAGCACCTCCTGTCACAATTAGTTTAGCTACTGTGGCTGGATATCAAGTAAGTGAGCTTGTCTTATGGGCTACTCTTATTTATACCACACTAATGATTGGTCATAAAGTGTATCAAATTTATAAAGACATAAAGGACTAATATGCCTCTTGCAATCCTTGCTGCTGCCAATGCTGCTGTGTCGGCTATCCAGCAGGGTTGTGAGCTTTATAAAGAATACAAAGGCACCGTACTAAAAGCAAAAGCAACATTTGATGAAGTACAGGGAATTGCTAAAGAAGTTACAGGAGTTTGGGCTTTTATAAAGTCTAAACTCTTTGGTGTAAAGGAAACACATGTCATTCCGCCTACGGTTGTTCCTGAGAAAGCGAAGAAACAGAAAGTTGCTCCGGTAGAATATGACGAGCTAAATATAACGTTAGACATTATTGCTCAACTTAAAATATTCTTCAATTGCATGTCTCAGCTTAAACAGAAACTTGCTGATGCAGAGTTACACAGTTTAGATGCTAAGACAGACGCTGAGTTGTTAAGTAGTAGTGTGGATATTGAATATGCCATGACTGAAGTTGCAAAACTTCAAAAGCAAATTCGAGAAACAATGGTTTATCAAATTGGTGGTGACTTAGGTGATTTGTACACTAAAGTTGTTAAACGTGTAGGCATCATTCAAGAACAACAAGAAGCAGCTAGACTAGTAGCTCTCCGAAAAAAGAAAGAAGCACAGGCTCTTAAAGCCAAACAAGAAGCCAAGCGTCATAAGCGTTTAGCTATAGCAGCAATAGTAATACTTATAACGGCGGAAACATGGGGACTAATGGCAGCGATAGTGATAGCAAATACATAAGTTTTTTAATTGTGATGACACTGTTATGGTGCATCATTTTGCCTTTTGAACTACACTTGTATATCAAAGTAAACAAAGCAGTAGCCATGTGCTCTGCATCACAGGAGAACAAATGAAAGAACTCATTCAACAATGGATTAACCGTCCAGCACTAACCGAACAAGAAATTGAAGTCAGAACATGGAGTTTCGTTGTTCGTTCAATTACCTGTATGGTTATGATTATTGCCTTTGGTGTGTTATGGCTAATTGGCTTTGAAGAGCAAACAGGTGATTTAGCTCCTATTGATGCTGTGTTCCTAGAGATTCTAAAAGCTATTGCCTTTATGGGTGTTGGTGCTATGGGCGCTATCTCTGGTCGTAAAGGCAGTGCTCCTGCGGTAGAGAAAAATGCTGAGTGAATTACTTAAAAGTGTAGCGCCAGCATTAGCAACTGTTGTTGCTGGCCCACTAGCAGGTAAGGCTGTGTCAGCTATGGCTGATAAATTAGGTGTAGCAGACACTGTAGAGGCTGTTACAGCAGCTATTCAGTCTGACCCTAATGCAGCCCAAAAACTAGCTGAAATTGACTTAGAGAAGCTTAAACTTGAGAATGAGGATAGAGCTTCTGCTCGTGAGGCACATATGGCAATTGCTACAAGTGCAAACGCCATTATGCTAGAAAAGATTACACCACCTATCCTAGCATTAGGTACAGTTGGTTTAGCTTTCTTATTAGTTGGTGTTCTCATCTTTGTTAACATTCCAGACAGTCAAGAAAACATCATTATCTACGCATTAGGTTTTATTACTAGTGCAGCAACACAAGTGCTAGGTTTTTACTTTGGTAGTAGTCAAGGTAGTAAAGACAAGAGTGCTGAAATTAAAGGACTTAAAAAATGACACAACTCTCAGCAAACTTCTCATTAAAAGAATTTACTAAAAGCGACACAGCTATTCGTTTTGGTTTAGACAATACTCCTACTCCAGAAGTGATTGCTTGTTTACAAAAGCTAGTAGATAACATTATACAGCCTGTACGCACACATTATGGCAAGTCTGTAACAGTTAATAGTGGCTATCGTGCTCCTGATGTTAACGCTGCAGTACGAGGTTCACGCACTTCAGACCACTGTAAAGGACAAGCAGCTGACATTGAAATTGCAGGTGTAGCTAACGGTGATTTGGCACAATACATTGTAGACAATTACAAGTTTACACAAGTTATTTTGGAATTTTACAAACAAGGTATTCCAGACAGCGGTTGGGTGCATGTGTCATACGATGAGAATAACCTCAAGTGTGAAGTTTTAACAGCTGTTATGCAAGATGGTAAAACAGTTTACTTAAAAGGCTTACACAAATAATGCCATTAGCTAAAGGACGCTCACAGAAGATAGTGAGTAAAAACATTAAAACCTTAATGCACGAAGGTAAACCTCAAAAGCAAGCAATTGCTATTGCCATGTCTAAGGCTGATAAAGAAATGCCTAAGCGTGGTCAACGTACTGCAAAGAATAGGGCTAAAAAATGAATCCAGTTGTCGTTGTGTGGGAAGATGCGTGTGTTTTAGACACTACACCTTGGAATGAGCATGACGACAGCTTCATTTATGAGCCTGTCTTAGTTGAACAAGTAGGTTATATTTTATATGATGGGCCGGAAGGTATTGTACTAACTAATGCGTTTTATGACGACATTGTAGGCACAAGAAGCCAAATACCTAGAGGCATGATTAGAGAAGTGAGAGAATTAAATGGTTGACAAAACTAAATTCAGAGATGCCAGTGGTAAGAGAGTTGTTCTTGGTTTATTCAAGGAATTTGCACGTCCAGATGTTAAATTTAAACCTGTTTACGACTTAGACTTTTGGAAAGAGATGTTCTTAGAATGTCGTGACCCATCAGAATATCGCCCAGCTATGGAGCTATTAGGCGATTGGGAACACTGGCAGGAAGTGCGTAACCATCCATTAATTAAACAACATGTGGATAAGTGGCAAGCAGAGCTAGAAGTTAAGTTACGTTCTGAAGCTATTGCTCAAATGAAACAACATGCTAAGCTTCCCGGTGGTACAGCAGCAGCGAAGTGGCTTGCTGACAAAGGTTATGCCTCTGCAGAGCCTAAGAAGCCCGTAGGAAGACCTACAAAGGTGGTGGAAGAGGCTCCTGTACCAACAGGGCGTATTGCGGGTGATATGGCTCGTTTAGGTATTGTTATGGGAGGTAAGCGTTAATGCCTTATATGAAGAACGGTAAGCGTGACTATAAAGCTCAATATGAGAAGTATGACGGTAAGGATAGCGTAAAGAAAGACCGAGCTAAACGTAACAATGCACGTCGTCAAATGGAAGCTGAAGGTAAGGTTAGCAAAGGCGACGGTAAGGATGTAGACCATAAGAAGCCACTAAGCAAAGGCGGCAGTAACAGCAGGTCTAATTTACGTGCTGTAAGCAAGAGTAGCAACCGCAGTTTTGCCCGTAAGAAAAATGGAGCTATGAAATGAAAGACGCACGTTTAAAGAACGCAGGTGTATCTGGTTATAACAAGCCTAAGCGCACACCTAGCCATCCTACTAAAAGCCACGTTGTAGTGGCTAAAGAAGGCGATAAGATTAAGACAATTCGTTTTGGTCAACAAGGTGTTACAGGTGATAAACAACCTACTGCACGACAAAAGAGTTTCAAAGCACGACATGCTTCTAACATTGCTAAAGGCAAAATGAGTGCTGCTTACTGGGCTGACAAAGTTAAATGGTAACTGAAAAAGAACTTATTAAACAGGCAGCGGAAGCTGACCTGTTAACCTTTATTAAACTCATTGCACCACATCGTATGTTAGGTGTAGTACATGAGGAATTGTGTCACTGGTGGCAGCGAGAAGGTCACAAAGACAACCAACTAGTGTTGCTTCCACGTGACCACCAGAAGTCAGCAATGATTGCCTATAGGGTTGCATGGTGGATTACCAAGTATCCTGAGACAACAATCTTATACGTATCAGCTACTGCCAACTTAGCTGAAAAGCAGTTAAAAGCCGTTAAAGATATCTTATTGTCTGACATTTATCGTTTCTATTGGCCTGAGATGGTTAACGAAAACGAAGGTAAACGAGAGCGTTGGAGCGTAGATGAAATCTCTGTAGACCACCCTAAGCGTAAAGCAGAAGGTGTTCGTGATGCCACAGTTAAGGCTGCAGGTATCACTGCTAACGTAACAGGTTTACACTGTAACGTAGCTGTGCTAGACGACGTTGTAGTTCCTGATAACGCATACACACAATTAGGTCGTGACCAAGTTAGGGCATTCTACTCACAACTATCTTCTATCGAATCTACAGGTGCTAAAGAGTGGGCTGTAGGTACTCGCTACCATCCCGGTGACTTGTACAAAGACATGATGGAGATGACTGAAGTTTACTTCAACGACGAAACTGACGAAGAGATTGAAAACGAAGTTTACGAAATCTTTGAGAAAGTAGTTGAGACAAACGGTGAGTTTCTCTGGCCTAAGCAACGACGTACAGATGGTAAGACCTTTGGGTTTGATGCTAAAGAACTAGCTCGTAAGAAAGCTAAATACCTCGACGTAACTCAGTTTTATGCTCAGTATTATAACAACCCTAACGCTGTAGAAACACAGCTTATTGACCGTTCTAGGTTCAACTATTACGAGCGAGATAAAATTGAGAATTTTAGTGGTGCTTGGTATTTTGGTGATAAGCTTCTCCACGTGTACGCAGCAATGGATTTCGCCTATACAATCGGACACAAGTCTGACTACACGGTTATTGCAGTTGTAGGAGTTGACGAAGATAACAACTATTACGTGCTAGATATCGACAGATTCAAGACAAATAAGATTTCTGTGATGTATGAAAAGGCTGAGCAAGTATATCGTAAATGGCGCTTTAAAAAGATGCGTTGTGAAGTGGTAGCAGCTCAACGGCTCATTGTAGGTCAGTTTAAAGACTACATGCGTAATCAGTCAATTGTCTTCACCATTGATGAATACAACCCACCTAAGACAATGAGTAAGGCAGAACGTATTGCTGCTATTCTAGAACCTAGGTATACCAACAATCAAATCTGGCATTACAAAGGCGGTAATTGTCAAATCTTAGAAGAAGAGTTGATGATGAACAACCCAGAACACGATGACGTTAAAGACGCTTTAGCCTCTTGCGTTGAGATTTGTAAAGCACCTATGAGCAACCGCACATGGGGTAAACGTACAAACGTGGTAGCTTTTAACAGTAAATTCGGAGGCGTAAGTTACTAAATGAACGAAAATATTCAAGTTGGTTATAACGACGATAAGTTGGCTAACAAAATTGCAGACATGTGGGTACGTTGGGATAGTGCCCGTAGTTTGTGGAAATCTGACGTACAAGAGTTACGTAATTATTTGTTTGCCACTGACACTCGTAAAACAAGCAATAGTGCGCTTCCTTGGAAGAACTCAACAGTTACTCCTAAGCTAACACAAATTCGTGATAACTTACATGCCAACTACATGGCTGCTTTGTTTCCGTCAGAAACATGGTTTTTCTGGGAATCGACGGATAAAGATACAGAGTTGGCTAAAAAGCGTTATGCTATCACCAACTACATGAAACAGAAGTTAAAAGCTTCTAACTTTCAGCTTCTTGTTTCTCAGCTAGTGTACGACTACATTGACTATGGTAACGTAATTGTCACATACGATTATGTGCGTGATGTTATTTCTGATAGCAATGGTAATGTTGTAAACCGCTACATTGGCCCTAAAGCCTATCGTATTAATCCTAACGACTTAGTGTTTAATCCGTTAGCTGAAGATTTTAGCAAAACTCCCGTAGTTAGACGCATGTTAAAATCAATTGGCGACTTGATGAGCGACATTGAGACAAAACCTGCTCTCAACTACAATAAGGCTGTGATGGACAAAGCATTGTCTTTCCGTCAAAACTATCGTGACGACCCTGAGTTTAAAAAGGAAGTTAACATTGCGATTGACGGTTTTGGTAGTGCTGATGAATACCTAGATAGCGACATGGTTGAGCTATTGGAGTTTTGGGGTGATATCTATGACCCTGACACGAAGCAGCTTTTACGCAACCAGTTAGTGACAATTATCGACAGAAAGTGGATTTTACGTAAACAGCCCAACCCATTGTGGACTGGTCACAAGCCTATGTACCATTGTGGGTGGCGCTTACGTACAGACAACCTCTGGGCACAAGGGCCTTTAGACCAATTGGTTGGTATGCAATATCGCATTGACCATTTGGAAAACTTAAAGGCTGACGTGTTTGACCTTATTGCCTATCCAATTATGAAGGTTAAAGGCACTACTGTTGAAGAGTTTGAATACGAACCCGGTGCTACAGTGTTTACTGGTGATGAAGGTGATGTAGAATTCTTACGACCTGATGCAACAGCCCTACAAGCAGACCTACAGATTAATGAGCTGATGGGACGCATGGAAGAGCTTGCAGGAGCGCCTAAACAGGCTATGGGTATACGTACCCCCGGGGAGAAGACAAAATACGAAGTACAGAGCCTAGAAAACGCTGCAGGACGTATTTTCCAAAGTAAGGTGAGCTGGTTTGAGCGTAACATCTTAGAACCGTTATTAAACGGCATGTTAGCAGAATCAATTCGTAACTTTGAAGGTGTTGAGCGTATTCGTGCTGTGGATGAAGACTTTGGTAATGAAATTTACGTTGAAGTTACTAAAGCCGACTTAACAGCTGCTGGTAAACTCTATCCAATTGGTGCACGTCACTTTGGTGAACAAGCACGATTTGTACAAGAGTTGTCACAAACCATGTCTGCTATTGCTGCTATGCCTACAGTTGCTGCTCACATCTCTGGTAAAGCAATTGCCAAAGCTCTGGAAGAAAACCTTGGTTGGCAAAACTATAAGATTGTCCAAGACAATGCTGCAATCTTTGAACAAGCTGACACACAACGTTTGGTAAACCAAGTGTCTGAGGATGTACAAACAGAAGCTGCCGTAAGTCCTGAAGGCCCTGTGCCTCAGGGTATTGACAATATGCAATAATTAGTGTATTATATATAATAATATATATAAATATAATGTATTAATATATTATTAATATATATATATAATATAAAGGTATATATAATGAATAAACTATTATTAAATAATAAACCTAAAGATAGTAGTAATGAAGAGTTTATTAAAGCATGGAATAACAGCACGTATGTGATGGAGGCCCTA